TGCTCGCGGCGCTTCGCGAAGTGGCGCAGCAAGTGCAGCGCGATCTGGAGACGATCGAGCGGCGTGCAATGCAACATAACCCGCATCGAACCGATACAATAACCCGCCCGTTTAACAGCCAAAGCGATACATAACCGTTGTATCGCGATACATAATAGCTGTTATGTAACAGGAATAATCGCATGAAAACCTCGACGGGACAGGATGTTTCGCCTGTCGGCGAGGTGCATGACGAGATGCTGCTTCGCATGTGGCTGCACGGCAAGCACAATAATACCGCCGATGCCTACCATGCTGACGCGACCCTGTTTCTCAAATTCATCTGCAAACCGCTCACCGCTGTCGTTCTTTCCGATTTGCAAGCCTGGGATGAAGACATGCAGCGGCGTGGTCATGCCGAAGCGTCACGATGCCGACGATTGGCGGTTATCAAAAGCCTGTGCAAGTTCGCTCATGGAATTGGATATCTGACGGCGAACCCGACAATCTTGATGAAGAGCAGCAAGCCGCGCAGCGTGAAGGCCGAGCGCATTCTGACTGAAGCGGATGTGCTGCGTATGATCGGCGCGGAAAGCGATCCTCGTTGCCGAGCAGCCTTGCGTCTGCTGTATGTTTGCGGCCTGCGAGCCTCCGAAGCGTGTGCGCTGATCTGGAAGGACATGTCACCAGCACGCAAAGGCGGTGGCGGCGAGGCCCGTATCTTTGGCAAAGGGCGCAAGGAGCGCACGGTCGTCATACCGCCTGCGCTTTGGCAGGAGTTGGCAGCGCTGACACGCAACACCGCGCCAACATCGCCGGTCTTATCAAATCGCGATGGTAAAGCGCTCGATCGTGTTGCGCTGCATCGCATCGTGAAACGCGCGGCACGACGCGCCAAGTTGGACCCGGCGATCTCGGCGCATTGGCTGCGGCACAGCCACGCGAGCCACAGTCTCGATCGGGGTTGTGCGCCGCACGTTCTGCAAAAGAGCATGGGGCATGCGTCATTGGCGACGACAACCGGCTATCTGCATGTGCGCCCCGGCGAAGGTTCGGCTTCGTTCATCAAGGAGTGACGCATTCGTCATGAGCATGGATCTCACACCGGACGATCTTCGGCATAATTTGGATGCCTGGATGTTGCGCGTGGAGCATCACAAGCAGCTGAGCAAAACAGCGCGGCCGCGCGGCTTGCGCCCGTATCACGCGGCACAAGCGCGTCTGGCAGGCGATAATGCGGCACGGTTTCGGGATGAGCTGAAGACAAATGAGATTGCGAAGAGAGGCAAACGCTGATGTCCGAAAGCGCAAAGCAAACCGTGCCTGATGGCTGCATGCGTGATGCGGCGGGGCGGTATGTGCCGGTGGCGAACATCAAGCCGGAGCATTTGCTGGAAGATACGCTGGTGAAGGAGTTGCATCGCAAAGCGCTGGAGCTGTCAGCGTTGATGGCGCAGTTCAAGGCGGCGGCGTTTTCCGAGATCGGGGCTTTGCAGGATGTGCTGGCCGATAAGCATGGCGCGGCCAAAGGCGGCGCGAAAGGCAATGTGACGCTCAGCAGCTATGATGGCGATCTGCGGGTGCAGTTGGCCATTGGCGATCATTTGAGTTTCGGGCCGGAATTGCAGGTGGCAAAAGAGCTGATCGATGAGTGTTTGAATTCATGGTCGGAAGGGGCAAACCCCAACATCAAGGCGATCATCAATGACGCTTTCGATGTCGGCAAGGAAGGCAAGCTGCGTATCGACCGCATTCTCGGCTTGCGCCGCCTGGCGATCGACGATCCGACCTGGCAGCGGGCCATGGACGCCATCGGCGAAGCGCTGCGGGTGCAATCCTCGTCGCGCTATATCCGCTTTTACCGGCGCAAGCGGCATGAGGAGAAATACAGCCAGCTGCCACTCGATTTTGCGACGGTGTGAAGCATGGCGAATGAATCGACGATCTCCAGCTTGCGTGTTGCCGCCAGGATGGCGGCAGATCGTGATCTTCAGGAACGTGAAACACAAGCGCAAGTTCTGGCCGCGCTTTACCAGGATGCGATCCTTTCGATAACACCGGGCTCTCTGCCGCAATCAGAGTTTTTGTCGATCCTCAGCGCCGTGCTTGGTCGGTTTGTCGCCATGATGGCCCATGGCGATCCTGCGGAATTGGCAGAGGCTGTGGCAGAGCTTGTTATCCGGCATAGCATTGCGGGCCAAGCACCATGAACCGCATTCGGCAGATGTTTGGTGATGAGCTGGCAGGGCGAATCTTTGCAGCGGCGTATGAACGGCAGGAAGACGAGCTGCGTTTCGTGCGCCGGATCGTGGAGGACGGATTGCGGGATCGAACAGAGCCGCAAACATGTTACTTCATATTGGCGGTTATTCTGGCATCTGCATTGGTTTTGAGTTTTTCTCGGATCATCGATCAGTTGATCTAATGCCACATAGAACTTGAAAGGAAAACTTGAAATGCCGGTTTTACCATTTTTGGGCGTGGTGCTGATCACTCTCAAGCTGACTCACAACATTGATTGGGATTGGTTGTGGGTTCTTGCACCTTTCTGGATTACGTTTCTGTTGGGCATGATGAGATGGTAGCAATCAGTTTGATTTTAGCGGCTAAAATGCCAAGCAGGCGCTCGCGCTGGTAAGCGCCATGCCACAATCACCATCGCGCTATCAACAACCGAGTGGCGTGACCATCAAGCCTGCCACGCGCATCGCCGACCGCTTCCGTGGCAGTGCCTGCAAGCGTGGCTATGATCGTGCCTGGCAGAAGGTGCGGGCCGTGCATCTGCAAAGAGAACCGCTCTGCCGCTTCTGCTTCGAGCAAGGCACTCTGCGGCCTGCTGACGTTGTCGATCACGTTCAAACAATCAATGAACGCCCTGATTTGCGCCTTGACCGCGCCAATCTGCGAAGCCTGTGCAAACCCTGCCACGATGCACGCACAGCCCGAGAGCAGGCTTTTGGCAAGACGAAACCGAAGCGCTCCCGGTAGGGGGTCTCCGGTTGTCCAGCTGGCGGTGCGTGGACCGGACGCCAACTTTTTTTCCTCCGTGTGCATAATGGAAACAAAAAGTTCTCACCATGGCGCGACCGAAAAAGCCGTCACATTTGAAGCTGGTGAAGGGCACGGGGCAGAAATGCCGGATGAACGAGCACGAGCCGAAGCTGCCGCCGAGCGTGTTGCAGCCGCCAGCGCATTTGAGCGAAGCGGCGCGGGAGGCGTGGGGCAAGATCGGGCAGATTGTCAGCGATATGGGGATTTTGACGGGTGGCGATCCGCTGGCGCTGGAAGGATTGTGCGGGGCGTATGCGGATTTGCTGGCGGCGCGGGCGTCGTTGGAACGGCCGATTTATTGCGGGGATGATGTGGTCGCGGTGGGGGGATCGCCGACCTACATCACGGTGGGAAAGAACGGCAATCTGATGATCCGGGCGCGACCGGAGATTGCGCTGATCAAGGATGCCGACCGGCGATTGGCGATGTGGCTGGCGAAGTTTGGCATGTCGCCTGCGGATCGGTCGCGTGTTTCTGCAGCACCCACGGTGGATGGCAACCCGTTTGCAAAGCTGGATACGCATGCCCAAAGCCCCGGCCCGACACGGCGGAAATAAACCGCCGCCGCCTTCCGCGACGCCGCATGTGGATCTGGCGGAACGGTATGTGGATGATGTGTTGGCCGGACGCATTCCGGCGTGCAGGTGGGTTCGGCTGGCTTGTGAACGATACAAGCGAGATCGCAAAGAGCGGCGATCGCTGTATCGATTTGATGCAAACAAAGCCGAGCATGTCTGCCAGTTCGTCACGCTGTTGCCGCACACCAAGGGCAAATGGGCCAGCAATCGCGAGTTGCTCAAGCTCGAGGGCTGGCAGGCGTGGATTTTGTGCAATGTGTTCGGCTTCGTGCGCAAATCCGACGGTCTGCGGCGGTTTCGTAAAACCTTGATGCTGGTGCCGCGCAAAAACGGAAAATCGGCGCTGTCGGCGCCGGTGGGGCTGTATATGCTGGTGGCCGATGGCGAACACGGAGCCGAGGTTTATGCCGGCGCGACAACGGAGAAACAAGCCTGGGAGGTGTTTCGCCCGGCCAAGCTGATGGCGCAAATCACTCCGGCGCTGCGGGAGCATTATGGGCTGGAAGCGAGCGCGGAAAACCTGCATGTGATCGCCACGGGATCGCGGTTTGAACCCATGATCGGCAAACCGGGCGATGGCGCATCGCCAAGCTGCGCCATCATCGATGAATACCACGAACACGACACGCCCGAGCAGAACGACACCATGCTGACCGGCATGGGCGCACGGCAACAGCCGATGCTCTGGCGCATCACCACGGCGGGTTCCAATCTGGCGGGACCGTGCTTCGATGAAGTCATCACCGGACGCAAGGTGCTCGAAGGCATCGTTGAAGATCATGAGTTGTTCTATGTCGAATACACGATCGACGAGGGCGAT